GGTCGAGATTGCTTCCGTGTCTCCGAACGGTGACCCGAACGTGATCTTGGCTTCTCGGGCCGGGTTCAAGAACCTGAAGCGTTCGCTCCAGGCTCACGAGCGGTACGTCGACCAGGGCAAGATCGATGGCGGTCGTCTGGTTGAGTATTGGGATGGTGTGCAGATTAACGTCGAGCGCAACATGCCGGATGCTGGTGCCACCACTGGTGCGGGTGACCCAATCAGCTTCTACATGCTGAACATGAACGACATCCACTGCCTGTGGGATCCGAAGGGCTACTTCGACCTGTCCGACTTCGAGACGGTGTCTGGTGAGTACGATGTTCGCGCCGCGAAGATTCGCGTCCGTGGTCAGCTTATCGCCAAGCACCTTGGTTCGAGCGGCATCGGGTTCGACCTGGAAACCTTCTAAGTCTTCTTAGATTGGGTGGGGGTCATGTTGGCCTCCACCCTATTTCATAGCCATAGAATCAAAAGAGGGAGGATATCATGGCAATTCATAAGATTGATGGTGTTGATGGCACTAATCATTTTCCAAAGAAGTTCGTGACGCTGTATGCGTCGGCTGCATGCACCAAAGGGTTTTTCGTATCGATTACCGGTGATACCACCAATGGCCTTGGCGCTTCATGCGCTAATGCAGAGGTTGGCGCTTCGAGTACGACAGCGAACTGTTTGACGTTTGGCGTTGCGACTGAAACCGTTGCTGCTGGCGCAACCGTGGTCGTCCAGACCGCTGGCAAGTACGAGAACGCATACGTCAATGCATCGTGCGATGAGGGCCTTCCCCTCACTGGCCCACTTAGCGGTGGAACGGTTGGGATGGCAAGCATGTTGGCCGAAACCACTTTCGGTGCAGTTTGTGCTGTTGGCCTTGAGGCCGACTCTGCTGTAACTAACTACGCCGATGTCATGATCATCGACCAGGGTTTCTTCTAAGCCATTTTCGCTACCGGGCCTCGCGCCCATCACCGGCAGGCGGGGTACAATACCTTGTCTGCCGGTTTTCTTTTAGGGGTGCGCCATGAATCTGCTCGAATTGCGCGAAGAAATCAACGCTGCTTTGGACTACAACCCGGATCTAAAGCAGTACCGGGACATGACGGCGCGGATTCTAAATCGGCACTACCTACAGCTTTCGACGCAGTATCCGTGGCTCTTTCTGCACAAGACCTACAGGATGACTCTGCGTGCGGATATCGAAGGAGATTCGGACACTACCATTATTATTGGTGATACGGCTGAAGCGTATGCCAACACTAAGGTGTTCCCCACTGGAATCAACCAATGGTTCCAGACGCCAGAGATGATGGGCAACTACCTGGTGCTTAAAGAGACGGGTGCGACCCAAAGGTCTGGTGCCAAGGGTCATGGCGGGTTTCATTCCGAGTATTTAATTACTGGTTTGTATTATTCGGAATCATACGCTGCTGGTGCAACCACCGCCCCGCCCATTGACTCGGGTGAAGGTAGTGGTAGCTATGTCAATCGATACAATGTCCCAGACGTGGTTCAGCCTGGGTCGTCTGGGCACTACATTGTTGTTGATCGTCCGATTCTTGACCCGTCTACAGTGACTCCGGGTGACGGCAATGACCAACCGACCATCGAAAAAGTCAGTGTTGATGAATACACTATTGAGTTCCGTAAGTATTGGTTGCCGCCAGATTGTGTTGAGGTGCTTGGGGTCATCGACCGTGGCTTTACTGGCCCAGTACATACGGAAACGGACGGAACAGTATCAACATCCACCACAACAGCCCCAGATCATGGCAGGTTGACCTTTATTGATCGACGCAAAGAGGAAATGGCCTATCTGGACCGAGACAACTCGGGCAATCCAGTGGTGGTTATTGAGGATGAGCCGATGTTCATCTATCCACCGCCCGGCCCAATGATAGCTGAAGAGGCTGACGCGCACACCATGACCGGTGCGCCAAATTCTGGCGTTGTGTCCTTGCTGATGAATGCCACTTATGAGTATTGCTACACATTTTTGTATTGTGGCATTGAGTCACCGCCATCTCCTGTGACCTCACTAAAGTATGCGGGCGCTTCCGGTATTCGATTGAGGGGCATGATTGATACTCGGGGCGTGTATCCAGACTTCGATTGGCAAGACGCCACTGGTGCTGTGGTCCCATCCGCACAGCCGTCTGGTATGTACAAGCGTATTTACCGTCGCAAGGTTGATGGAGCAATTTCTACACGGCACCATGGGTTCCAGCGGTGGCATCATGTTGCTGATGTTGCTGAAGAGGCAGGCTCAAGTGGTGACACTGCGCTTTTTGACACTGGGCGAAAGGTGATCGGTAGTGAGTCGTTGCCTGCTCCGGGCCACTTGGTGGAGCCAACGTACCTTGGGTGGCCGGGGAGTGATCGAACAGCCAATGGTCGGTGGACTTACCACGATGGTCAGATGCATAAGCTTTTGGTCTTAGATGAATCTGGGCCACGGCAGTGTTTCCGGGTGTATCGTAGGCCATCCAGCGATATGGATATCGAGGTTCGGTATTTGAGCCGACCACGCCGCCTGGTGGCAGACGCAGACTCTCCTGAGTGGCCTCCACAGTTCCATCATCTACTGGTCTACAAGGCGTTACAAGACATCGCCATGCAGCACGGCATGACGACTCATTCGCAGCTTTATGAAAAGCGTTCTGATGAGTTGCTTGACCGGATGCGCCAGAAATACCTCTCCCGTCCTGATAGAATGTATGTACGGGCCGGGTTTGATCGGTCGGTTTATGCTGGTGAGCGGTGGGGAGCCCCCGCCAAGGTAGAGCCTTCCTGATGAAAACCCAGTCGTTCGTATTGTCTCGACTCCGTGGGGTTGACCTTCGGTATCAAGTGACACCTGATTCTGCGGCTGACATTCAAGACATGACGTGGACATTGAATGATTCGTGGTCAGCTTGTGGTGGTTATCGACCGGTCACCACAGCCTCACTGAAATATGCCCCGTGGGGCGATGCTGGAATAGACTCGCTTCATTGGTTTTCTCAGCACAACGGCGCTCGTCAGTGGCTTATTTGGGAAGACGACAAGGGGCGGCTTCGTAAGTTCTGGTCGAAGTATCCAGACACCCCGTATTTGACTCTTAACGACCGGGATGGCAATAAATGGGATGGTGAGAAGCGGGCAAGACATGTTCAGCAGACTCCGTCTGCTGGTACACAAGGTATGGTTTGGGGTGGTCGACTTTACCTCATCAATGGTCACGACGAGCCAATCGTGTTCGATGGGAGGGTTACTGGTCGCGCTGGGTACATTCGGGCCCCTGGTGCGCCGGGTGGTGGTGTTGTCTTTCGTGGGTTTAATACGTCGAGCACGTCATATTGGCTTGGCACTCGTATACGGAATCAGGGTCTTGGTTCGAGCTACCCATTTGAAAGAGAAGACGAGTCGGCTGGTGATGCCAAGTTGTGTGCATACAAGTACCGCGTGACATTTGTTAATCGTCGCGGACAAGAAAGCCCTATGTCTGAGCCAAGCGATTTGGTTCAATTTGAGTGTGGAGATTCAGGTAAAAAGCGCTTCACTTATTTGTTGCTTCCAGTTGGTGACTCTGAGACCGTTGCTCGCAGGATATATAGGACCCGTGATGTCTTTGATGAGTTTGGTCATCCATCAGACCGGAACTATGGGAACAACTACTACTTCCTAAGGGAAGTCCAAGACAACGTGTCTGAATACATCGAGGATGGAATCACTGACGCCAATCTTGGTGCATTAGTTGACCCGGAAGATTTTGGGCCGTGGCCTGCACAGGCCAAGTTCATTGTGAGCTTTAAGAACACCTTGTTTCTGGCCGGCATGCCAAACAATCAGATTCGTTTTAGCGCACCAAGCATGCCCGAAGTGTTTCCTGAGTTGAATGTTTTCGATATCAGCGACGGGGAGGGCGGTGACATCACCGGCATGTATCCGACAAAGAATGCGGTTGTTGTGTTTAAGCGTCGTGGGATCTATCTAATCAAGGGTGACTCCGATAGAGGGTTTTATGTTCAGACATTAACCAAAGATATCGGTTGTATTGCTGGAGACAGTGTTGCGGAAGTCCCTGGTGTTGGGCTTGTGTTTTTGTCTGAGTCTGGCATCTACGTTTTGGAGGGAGCCTTAGAAAACACTGGATCTATGACTGGTGTTACAGAAATCAGTGTTCCGATTCGACGTTGGTTTAATGATCTATCTGATGCTGCTCTGGCCGGCGCTGTTGGGATTGTGTACCATCAGGATCGAGAGTTTTGGTTGTGTGTTCCGGCGCTTGGTGACGTGTTCAACACCATGGTCTTTGTGTTTCATTATTCTATTGGCGCATGGAGTAGGCGGTTTGATTTCCCTGTTAAGTGTGCGGTTGAAACCAAAGACCACCGGGGGCACCTATTCTTTGGTAGTGGTGACTCCACCAACCGCCCCGGTGTTCATGTTTACACACACTCGGAAATTAGGCGTGGGGATGAGTGGGGAACTCGTGTAACAAAAGATAACGTGGCCTCTATCAAGACCATTTCTCCGCTATACAAGACCGCACCTCTTAACTTTGGGGGTGTTTACGCAGGTGTTCATCCGGCGTATGTAAATGTGTATGCTGTAGCACTTGGGTCCAATGGCCTCTCCTTAGACGTTAGCGTTAATAGAGACCTTGGCCGCTCCTTCGACGAGCCTAAAACCAGGAAGCAGCAAAAGCTGATAGACCCATTGGATTCGTATGGTGACAACCTCTACTATGATTCTGACACTGAGTGGGGATATTATAGGCCAACACCGTTTAGGTATGATGTGAGCTTAATGCACGAAAGTTTAACTACCGAGCTTCAGCTTACATTTACACCATCAAATCCAGAGAATCCCCATATTGAGATTATTGGGTTTGACGTTGAGGCCAAGGTTGGGGCGCAGCGGGACATTAGGGTCCTTACCGATGTTTTGACTGCCGATAGGAGGTAGCGTGGCCTGGAGATTCCCAAAAGTGCTTCCCGTTTCTGGGGATGTGCTGCATCCAGACCACTGGAACAGCAACATTGATGCCTATTCAAGCGAAATGAATGGATTCTTAGACAGGGACAACATTGGCAGAAAGGTGATCAATGGGTCCATGATTGCTAAGAATTCCCTTGTGCAGGTGTTCTCTGATTTTGTGGATGATACGACCGTCCTTGGGCGCAACGAGATGGAGAATGCATTCAGCGCGAACACTCAGACAACGGCTTGGCACAGTGCCAGTCTGAATGTAGACGCGGACGGCAACGAGTATGTTCTCCCGAATGTGACTATCAACGCAGATACAGATGGGTGGGTTGTTTGTGATTTCAATGCTGCTTACAAGTGGCTATCTCCCTCTGATCCGTATGGCGGATGCACTGCGTTTTTCAATGAAACCAATACCAACAAAGTCTTTTTTAGAATTGATACACCGTTTACGGAACATGGAATTCCCTACTATAGAATGCCGAGTGCCGCGCCCTGGGGCGACAGAGACTTGCCTGCAACGGTCGATTCGGGGAGGAGTGAGTGGGTTGATGTTTATTGCAGTAATGGTGACACCTACGGTTGGAAGAACGGTGCCACCGACCCCTCTTGGATTTTCTCTCCGACCTTTGGGTCGTATCTGGCCTGCTCTGCCCCTAGTCATAATGGGTATGTAGAAGGCAAATATGTGGCGTCTGGTGTGACCTTAGTACCGCGTGACCGCGACAGTGTTTCGTTTCGAGTTCTTGTTGATGGAATCACTGTTGCGGAGACTGGTTGGTTGTCCATTGGGTTGTTTATGAACGGTATTTACCTAACTGGAGTAGCGCCTATTTCTGCCGGGATTCACAGGGTTACAACACAAATCCGTGTAGCACACGTCAGGCAAATGGAGCCTACACAGACAGCGCTTGGTGATTCTGGCTCCTGGTACAAGCTTACCAAAGTAAAGGCAATATCACATGACGCACCAAGAAGTCCCGGTGTTGAGGCTAAGGTTAATGTTAGGGCAAGGAACCTTAATGTTATTTTCAGGAAGCGATAATGGGACGAGTTAGGCCGGCAAAGGCTATTTCAGGCAAAAGAGTTTCGGATGGTGGCGAAATCAACGATACCATTAGTAATTTCCAAGGGGAGTCATCAAGTGTAGATGGTCTCAATGTTCGTGACGAGGCGGTTGGGTATTCCGAGCTAAACAACGATACGTTTGTTCGTAACTATTCTCGCTTTTCGGGCTTTCAACAATGTATTGGATTGAGCCCCGTTTCCTACCAGCCGCTTATGTTTCCGCACTGGATGGAGGATGACTACTATAGCGTGGGCGGTTCTTCTGCTTTTGAGTCCGCAAATGCTGGGTCTCCCCATGTTCGTGCAGTAAACGACCCTGAAAAAAAAGATGTAACTATTGTCCGCGTATCATGTGACATCTTTGTAAGAGACTATGGGTTTCAAACCTACCTAAGAAAGCAATACAAGCGGCATCATGGTCATCGAATAAGGCTTAGTCTTGGCCTCAACACAGACATCAACTCTGACTCAAGCATTAGTGGGTTTACTGAGCTTAGCAGGACTATTCACCACCACCAGCTACCGTGGAGTGGTGCTAAGTGGAAGCAACCAGATAGGGGTATGGGTCCGGCTGCCACACAGGGGGAGCCTGTGACGCTTGTGGGTGCGCCTCTTTACTCGTCTGCTGGGAATCTTGGACGGGGAGACTTTTTTGAGTTTAACTATGGTGGTGAGAAGTACCTTCAGTGGCCATACCCGAAGAGTATTGAGGCTGGTACTAGTGATGACACTGATTCGGCAATGTCATTTCATTATGTATTTAATTATCAAACAACCTTTGCATGGACGCCTGAGGGTCCGGGTGTGATGCCTGATGGAAGTCACAATGGCGTGTTTGCTTTGTTGGCCAAGATTGAGGGTAGCTCTGGCGACCTTGGTCCAGATTGGGAAGAGGACCTGAAAGTGCTCCCCACTCACCGCGATTATTCGTGGGCAGTCACCGGCACCACAGGCACGACATTGTTTGCAGATAGGGCCAATGGCGTTTTGGGGCTTTGTCGGCAGGGATGCCGCTTTCCTGGCCTGTTTCTGCGAAACCTCGAAATGAATTCAATTACATATACTAAGGCAAGATAATGGCGCTCGGACCAGATTGGACCCCATTTGTTGCTGGTGAGAAATTCAATCACCGTGACATTACCCGTCGATTCCGTGAGATGGAATACTGGATGAATGGCCGCATTTCAGCGTCAGACCTTAGCGCTGAGCCTTGGGTGGAATCACGACATATCTATAAACCCGAGTTTTATGGGTCTCCCGCGCCACGCATAGAGGCGGAATCAGGAGACACCCACTATCGTCACAGACAATTTAATATGGAGTCTCGTTACTATCGCCATGAGCCTGGTGGTTGGTATAAGGAAGATTTGCTTGGTTCT